CCACGGAGATAACCGGAACCGTCTGGTCAGTGATTGACGCGATGCAGTTCGTCGTCACCTTCACGGGCACCTATGCGGACGACTTCTTCAACAAGGGCACCGTTACCGGGTTGACCGGAGAGAATGCAGGAGCCGTCTGCGAGATTTACGACTGGACCTCTGCGGGCGGCATTATCCTGTTCGCTCCTCTCGCTGTGACCCCTTCGGTTGGGGATACGTTCACCATCAAGGACGGCTGCGGCAAGTCGCGTGAGGATTGCATGGCGCACAATGCGATCGAGTGGTTCCGCGGCTTTCCCGAAGTTCCGGGACAGGATGTGCTCAAGCCCGCCATTCCTGGAATGGGCAGCTCGTCTGGCGGTAAGGGCAAATGACGTTCGGCGAGCGGGTCGCGGCCGAGGCGCTGGATTGGGTCGGAACGCCGTTTGCGTGGGGCCAATCGCAGAAGGGCGTCGGGGCAGACTGCAAGGGCCTCATCTCGGGCGTGTTCAGGGAGCTCGGGCGTCCGGAAGCCGAGAGCTTCTACGCCAATGTCGCCGATTATCGCGATGACCGGCAACTGCCGCACGGCCTCATCCTCGAAGGGATGCAGAAGCTTTTTCGGCGCGTGACAATCGACACGATCAAGCCTGGCGACATCATCCTCAGCAAGCACATGGGCCGCCCGAGCCACTTTGCCATCTATGTCGGCAACAACTCGGCGGTTCATACGCAGATCGCGTCCAAAGCCTATGTGAAGAAAACGGCATTGGAGGTGCTGTTTCACTTCTACCCGCTGCATTCGGTGTGGCGTCCGAAGAGGCGCAAATGATTAACTTCGCCGTCAAGCTGGCGGCCACTGTCGCGCTGACAGCCCTTCAGGTTGGCTTGCAGATGAGCCAGCGGATCAAAGGGCCACGCCTTGACGAACTGACCGTAACCACCGCCGATTACGGAACGCCGATCCCGAGGTTCTGGGGCAAGCGCCGCTTCGAGTGCCCGATCATTTGGGCCGAGGATCTGAAGGAGGTCCACACCACCACCAAGACCAAGGGCGGCAAGTACGACAATTACAAATATTACGGCACGTTCGCGATTGTCATCGCGGACCAGGAAATCGACGCCGTAACGCGTATCTGGATGGATCGCCGGCTGGTCTATGACCGGACGCGCGAAGGCCCGATCTCGATGGCGAGCATCCTCCAGTGGCTGTCTCGCCCGGTCAAGGTATCCGACGGCCACAACATGAGGATTTACCTGGGGACAGAAACCCAGGCCATCGATCGCAGGATGCAGGCATGGTGCGAGGACCGCTACGGTCCTGACTCCTGCCCGGCCTACCGGGGCGTTGCGTATATCGTCTTCGAGGAAATCCCGCTGGAGGATTTCGGCAATCGCATTCCGCAGCTCACGGTGGAAGCGGTCTCGGTAAAGAGCTCCAACTACCCATACGAGATCAAGACCACATCGCTCGTCACCGCGAGCAGCAACTTCGTGTTCAGCCCCTCGGGCAACTGGATGGCCTATTCTGGTGGTTCCTCCGGTGGGCAGCTCGAATGGTGGGACGTAGCCTCGCGAACGAACGTCGGCCTCAGTCCCTCTCCAGACTTTGCCACTGGCGGCTTTCCACCTCCGTCCTTGGCATCTGACGGGACGGCCTACCAGATCGGCCAGAAGATCGACGGGCATGTCTATTATGCAGAAACACCGCCGCTCGGGAATCCGGCGCTAGCCGAGATCAGCGCGTCACCCGCGTCCATAGCGTGCGTGCGGGTGCTCGAAAATGCGTCGGGCTCGCGAATCCTTTACGGCGCGTATTCGACCGCTGCCGGTTATATCCGGGACACGACCCAAGTAAATCACACGCTTTCGGCGCGAGACTTCTGCGCCGATTCCAGCGGCACGTTCTGGGGCCTGTTTCAATCAACGGGGACCAGCAGCGATTTCGTCATTGAGGATCTAACCGGGCTAGGCGGGTCGCACAGCATTACCGGGCTGGTCAGCCGTTCCGGCCCATCGACCGCGTATATCTGCCACGTCGATGAGTACAACCACTTCTTCGTCGTGTCGGACGGTAAGTTCTACACGATTGATGACACGACCTTCACCGTAAAGACGAGCGGCGTCGCTCCATTCTCTGACGCATTGCCGAAGAACTGCGCGGAGCAGAATCCCTACCTTTCGACGGTGTGGAATCGCGGGTCTGGCGTTTACGAGCAATACTCGCTCGAAGATGCCTCCCTCATCCAGTCGCTTGACTATACGCTGTGGTCGAACTTCACCCGCGCCGATTGGGCCTATGATCCGGTCAACCATGCGATCTGGACCGGCGAATCCTCCACGTCCAACATCCACATCCACTATCTCGAACGCATCGCCTCTGCCGGCGTCCAGTTGGGCGCGATTGTCGATAGCGTCTGCGGCTGGTGCGGACTGACCGACAAGGACACGACGGCCCTAACACAGATTGTGCAAGGATACTCGGTCACCCAAGGGTCCGGTAAGGACATGATCGATCCCTTACTGACGATCCACGACGTTGACGCAAGGCCACATGATTTCCAGGTGCAATTCGTCAACAGGGGTTCCGCTCCGTCGGGGACGATCCTGACCGAAGACTTCGTTCGCGACCAATCCAGATATACCGTCACCATCAAGCAGGATACCGACCTTCCCAAGAAGGTGACATTCAACTTCGCGGACAAGAATCACGACCAGCAGGTCAACACGGTCATTGCCCAACGACCTCTCGACGCCGTGGATTCGCAGCGGGAAGAGACGATCGACCTCTCGACCTACGTTGCCACTGCCGACGAGGCGCAGCAATTCGCGGACAGGTATTTCCGCCGCGTGTGGAACAGCCGCGAGGAGATCAACCTTTCGCTAACGGCTCAGTATCTTGCAAAGGAGCCTGCGGACGTAACCACGGTCTCTCTCGATGGGGCAAGCAGGAACGTCCGGTTCGACAAGATCACCCTTTCCGGCGGCGCACTGAAATGCACCGTCACGAGGGACGAGACCTCATTTGCTGCCCTTAATACAGCAACCACCGGCCCCGACATGGGCGCGCGGGACGATGAGTTCATTACCATTCCGTCCCTGGTCGAGGGATTTGTCATCGACGGGCCGCTGATTGCGGATGCGGACAATGACGTGAACCCCCTGCTCTATACCGGGGCCGGGTCGTGGGCGAACGTCACCTTCATGGGGGCCGGAATATTCCGCGGCGATGACGGGACGTATGACGAGCTGTTCGCAACCGTAACGACCGGGGCGACATGGGGCACTGCCAACGAGGCTCTGCCGAATGTCAACTCGCCGTGGCTGTGGGACCGCGGGAACAGCGTCAACGTCACGCTCCAGTCCGGGTCGCTAACCTCGGTTACGGAAGCGGATATCGACGCCGATCCTTCGCTGAACCTGATTGCATTTGGCAGCGTCGCCAACGGTTACGAATATCTCAATTTCACGACCGCCACCCTTGAGGGGGATGGAAGCTACACGCTCTCCGGCTTCAAGCGCGGACGGAGGGGGACCGAGTGGGCCACCGGAACACATACAATAGGGGATAAGTGGATTCTCGCGTCCAGCCTCTCGAACGAGGAGCTGGGAACCGATGATGTTGGCGACAGTCTTTCGTTCAAGGCTCAATCGATCGGTCGTGCGATTGATGCGGCGGTTGCCATCAATATTGACCCATACTCCGGCGCGACGCTGAAGCCATACGCTCCGGCAAGAGTGACATGGACGTATAACGGGACCGACCTCACCGGAACGATCTACCGGCGCACACGGGTCGGCGGGTCTTGGGTCGGCGGGTCAACTATCCCGCTGTCCGAAAACTCCGAAGAATATGAGATCGACGTTTACAACGGCGCGACGCTCAAGCGGACCATCAGCGTAAGCGGAACGAACACCTTTACTTACACCGCGGCGATGGCGGCGGCGGACGGAATAACTCTCCCGACGCCTCCGACGATAAACGCTTACCAACTGAGCGATGCCGTTGGTCGGGGCTACGCGCTAGCCGCCTAGGTCCAGATCGACATTGAATATGCGCTTGATGAGTAAGCGCCGGACCTCTGGTTTGGCAACGCAGCCCCGATCACGGTCCCACACTGTCCGCTTGTCGAACCAGATTCGGTGAACGTTTAATTGCAATTCAGCCATCGCCGCTGACTAGCATAAACAGCAGGAAAAAGCCAGCTTATGACGACACCTCGTCTCGGAGCGCCCGAGCTCACGAGCGGACAAGCCGCGCCCGAAACAACGGTGAACGAGCAAATCCGCTATGTCGAGCAGGGCGCGTCGCGGTTCGTGTTCAAGGATCGCGACCTCTCCACGCCTCCAGGCTCTCCCGCCGATGGGGACTGCTATCTCGTCAAGGCCACCGGAACCGGAGCTTGGGCGGGCAAGGACGGCAAGATCGCCTTTTACGAGAATACGTCATGGGTATTCATCACTGCCAAAGAGGGGTTTAGGGCTTACGTCAACGACGAAGACATAGAGATCGTCTTCGACGGCTCGTCATGGTCGAATGCCGGATCTTCGCTTGCTGTTCCGGCTGAGTGGGCCCCGAACTTCACCTCCAGCGGCGATCTCTACATTCCAGCGGTTGTCGCGATGACCATTGACCAGGGCAATGCGGCGATCGGCACGGCGACGATCACCTTTTCTAAATCGACTGCGGCGGCTCCGTCCACATTTAGCTCGACGAGCCTTCCGGCGACCCTTCAGGCTGGCGCGTGGCTCAAGGTCAGTGCGGCTAGCGTGGTCGGTTTTGCTGCGACGCACCTGAAGCGGACCGCATGATCGTTCAGGCGATGCCCTACCCGTTCGCGGGCGGGGACACTCTGGTCATCAGCATTGCCGGCTCTGGTAGCTGGACCGTCCCCGCTGGGTGGGAGGCGGTCAGGGTCGAGTGCATCGGCGGCGGTGGCGATGGCGGAGCATCCGTCGGGCCGGGAGGCGGCGCTGGCGTAGGCGGAGGCGGGGGGCAATACCAGAAGATCAATACCATCCTCGTCACGGCGGGCTCATCGATCAGCTACCAGGTCGGGACGCGCGGCGGCAGTGTCGGGACATCTGCCTCGCCGGGAACGGCCGACACCTGGTTTAGCGCATCGACCACGGCTTACGCGCAAGGCGGCGCAAGCGGTTCATCGGCGGGCGGCACGAGCCTGGCCGGAGCTGCTGGCGGAAGTCACGCCGCTGTCAACGGGGCCACTGTCGCGAACGGCGGAAATGGCGGAGCGAGAACGGCTGCGCTTGGTGGTGCGGGCGGTGGCGGTGCTGGCGGACCTATTGGTGCCGGAGCGAATGGGTCCAATACGCCAGCGGGCACCGGGGCCGGAGGTACTGGCGGGACTGGCGACGGCGGCACGACCGCAGGCGGCGTCGGAACAACGAGCAGCGGCGGTAACGGGGCTGACGGAACATATGGCGGGGGCGGCGGCTCTGGCGGCTGCTCACCGAACGGAGCGGCAGACCAGACCGGAGGAACGGGCGGCACTTACGGCGCGGGCGGAGGCGGCAGGGGCTTCTTCTCTGGCGGGCTTCCAGCGACCGCCAACGGCCGCAGCGGCGTCATCATCCTTACCAAGCTGACCATCACCCAGAATTACCGCGCTACGGCCGGCGACATGCAGAGCGGCACGGACCGCCGCGTCCTTGCCGGCGACGAAGCCGGGAACACCAGAAAAATTCAGGAAGCGATCTAAATGGCCGACAAGAAAATCAGTGACCTTACAGCGGTAACGTCCATCGCGAGCGGCGATCTATTCGAGACGGAAACCGCAACCGGCGGCAATTCGCGCAATGTCACGGCGACAAATCTCGGGAAGGGACTGCGATCGGCCGCATTCCAGGGCGTATCGGTTTACCGAAGCTCGGACCTCACGATCTCGGCAGCGAACACGCCGGAGGATGTTTCGTTCGATAGCGAGCATTTCGACACTGACGGCTTCCACAGCACGGTATCGAATACGAGTCGGATCACAATGTCCGGGTCGGGTTACTGCGAGCTGACAGGCTTCTTCAGGCGCGACACAAATACCACGACATATAGCATCGTCTTCGTCAAACAGTATAACTCATCGAATACCCAACTTCGCGTCTGGCGTGCGATGACTGCAACGAGCACGTCTGCTGTGTGGCTCACAGTCCCCACCGGGCCAGTGGCTTTCTCATCCGGCGATTATTTCGTCATGGCCGTCCAGAGCGGTACGACCACGGGCGTTCTGAATAGCGGGACTGACGGTTGCCGCTTTACGATGCGGATCGTCGGTTAGCTAGAATATATCGATCCGGCCACCCAAAGAGCGAAGAAGAACAGAAAACACGCAACGCGCAATACGCGGTTAAGAGCGCTCATGGTCTCTAACCCAACACGCCGAAGTATTGAAGCGCGTCCAGCGCGAGGATCAGCAAGATCATTCCATCGATGAGGATGATTGCAGGGAGCGCGATCCACTTTTCTGCCGCAACCCCCGCAAGCTGACGCGAAACTGTCGGAAACAAACGCATATGCAACCCTCCGCCCCGAGCAGAGGGCGCAACAATTAACACAAATCAACAACCGTTCAAGCGGGAGTTACCCCATGCGTAATCTTTCGGGACTGCTCCCGTGAACCCCGTTCATCTTCTGAGCGACACCGCCAAGCACACGGGCGATGCGCTTTCGATCGGGGCAATCATCGCATCCTTCTTTAGCTGGCTTCCGCAAGTATCCGCACTTCTCGCGGTCGTCTGGTTCGCCATGCGGATCATGGAAAGCCGCCAACAGCAGAAGATCAACGCCCAACTCATTGAACTGAACAATCGGAAGCTGAGGGACGAATGAGAAACCCCTACGCCAAGGCGCTCCGGGTGAAGCCTCAGCGCATCATCCCTGACAAGCGCGAACGCACCTACCGGCAGCACCTGGACGACACTCTCAGAGAGGAGATCCCCGACGACCTGAAGCGACTTCTGGACGATCTGGCCTAACAGCTCTGGGGGGACCATGAGCGATGCACCGCGTATTCTCTTCCTCGACATCGAGACCAAGCCGGCGCTGATCTATTCGTTCGGCATTCGAGACCAGCACATCACCCACAAGCAGATCAAGCAGGACGGCGGAACTATCTGCGTCGGCCTGAAGTGGGCGGGAGAGCGCAAGGTTCGGGTGTTCTCCGAGTGGGAGCACGGTTACGACGCGATGCTCCAGGAAGTGCATTCCGAACTCTGCGAAGCCGAAGCTGTCGCGACGTACAACGGGGCCTCGTTCGACATTCCCAAGCTGATGGGCAACTTCCTCAAGGCTAGGATGCCGCCGCCGCCGAAGCTGACGCAGATCGACATCTACCGAGCCGTTCGGAAGATGGGCTTCATCTGCAACAAGCTCGACTACATCGCGCCGCTTCTGGGCCTAGGCCAGAAGGTCAAGCACGAAGGTCTGCAAATGTGGATCGACGTGATGGACGGATGCCCCAAGGCACGGCGGAAGATGGCGACATATTGCGCCGGGGACGTTCGGCTGTTGGAGGACGTTTACAATCGCGTCCTGCCTTACCTGGTCGATCACCCGCACATGGGGCGCGGAGAGTGCCCGTCATGCGGCAGCGGCCATGCTCAGCTGCGCGGATACCACAAGACAGCCTCGTTCTGGACTGAGCGGCTTCAGTGCCAGAAGTGCGCCAAGTGGCGGCTCGGCAAGAGAAAGAAGGCCTCCGCCATGATTGGAGTCGCTGACGGAGGCCCACAGCGTTCGGCACGCTGACCATCACCAATTACCCCCAACACACGACAAATCAAGGAGAAAACACATGGAATCCGTCAAACAATATGCGGGCATCGTTAGCGTTGTCCTCATCAACATCATCAACGGCCTCATGGGATTCGGCGTCGTGCTGCCGACCGGCGTTGACGTGCAAGGCGTTGCGCTGGGCAACGCAGCAGCCCTCTCGGTCGCCGCGTTCATCATGCACTTCACCAAACCCGCCGCTGCCCCAGCCCCGGTCGATCCGGCTGCCTAATGCCGTTCCTCGATCGTCTGGAATCTGCCGGGCGCGATGCGTGGCTGAAGGCGGTAAGCGGAATCAACAAGGCATTTGCCTCTGTGTTCGCTGCCGCCTCAGCCGCGTATGCGGCCTATCCGGACAGCGTGAAGTCGTTTGTGAAATCGCTCCCAGAATGGGCGATCTTTCCCGCCGCAGTCGGCGTATTTCTCTTTATAAATCATGCCCTCAAGCGCGCGAAAACCGGCTCCTAAGTCGGCGATTGTCGCCGCCTGCGCTCTGGCCGCAACAGCACTTACGGCACACTTCGAGGGACTGAGAACGAAGCCTTACGCCGATCCTGGTGACGGTCGGCCAACTGTGTGCTTCGGGGAAACCGAGCGCGAGATGCGGATCTATACGCCGCAGGAGTGCCAGGTTCTCCTCGAAGCGCGGCAGCAGCACGATTACGCGCCCGCCGTCCTCAAATGCGTCCCCGGACTGGTGGACAGGAAACACGCCTTCGCCGCTTCCATCGACGCCGCTTACAATGCTGGAGTCGCCGCCTTCTGCCGGTCGCGCATGGCTCGCTCATTCAATCAGGGCAAGTGGGCCGAGGGCTGCAACGGTTTTGTCGGCTGGTACGAAACCGCGAAGGGAAAGAAGCTCCGCGGACTTGTGAGGCGGCGCGCGGCTGAACGGGCGCTCTGCCTGAAAGACCTCTAACCGAAAGCATCTGCCATGCTCAAAGCCCTCGTCGGGGCGGCCCTGTTGGCCGCGCCGGCATCAGTCGCGCCCGCAGTTCCTCTGCTCGACCAGCAAATCCCCAAGGTGGTTTGTCCGGTCTATTCGGGGCCCGTCCTTAGAGGCTGGAGCATGGGCAGCGCGTTCCGCATCGGCAAGCTGCTCTTAAGTGTTAAGCACGTCACCAACTATCCCGAATGCTACATCAACGGGAAGAAGATCACGGTCGTTTATACCGCTCCCGACCAGGACTTCTCGATCATCTCGGATTCCGAGGGGCCGTTCCTCAAGGTGGATTGCGGCGGATTTGTTAAGGGGCGCAAATACGAGGCGTGGGGCCATGCGCGAGGGTTGGATCAGCTAACGAGAGTTGAGCTCGAAGGCACGGGGGCGACGACTGACGGTTATGCGATCCTCAAGGGAATATCGGTTGTCATTCCTGGGCAATCTGGTGGGGCGGTTCTAGACTCGGAAACCGGCAAGGTCGTCGGCACTATTAACGCTTACGACATGCCCAATGGGCTTAGCTACTCGGTTCCGCTTGCCAATACGGCGGTGTGCCATGCTTAGCGCCCTGTGGAAATGGCTCTTCGGCGGATCGCTGTTCCTCTGCATCATGCTCGGTATCGGGCTTCAGATCGAGAAGCGGCATTCGCATAAGCTGAACGACCGCGTGGTTTCACTGACCAACGAACTCAACCGCATCTCGACCGCGAAGAACGAACAGAAGGTCATCACGCAAGAGAAGATCAAGGTGGTGACGCGAACGATCCGCGAAGCTGAGAAGCGGGCGGAGAAGGTGGAACAGGCTCCGCTACCCGGACAGTGCCGCACTCCAGATGAAGTGCTGAAGGCAGATATTTAGTTTGGCGACGAGCGCACGACGCTTGAAATGAGCGAAGACTTGCTCGTCAGTTTTAGCGGCTCATAAATCTCGAAGTGGCAGTTCATCAGCGTGGCGTAGCTGTCCGGCGCGACAATAAGGGTGCCGCGAATTTCCGAATTGCTCAAAACGCCATGTTCCAAGAAGACCGCCGATCCGGCTGCGCGCATTGCCTCAACAGTTCGATCATACTCAGCGCGATTCCACGCATATTCCTGCCGTGTGTAACCGCCGAGCTTCTTGATAAGCCAGTTCTTCATTGTGAACCTCGCAAAGATGGGCCTGCGTAGCATGATTTTACTTGCGGAACAAGGGTGGGTTTGGTAGGAGTTTCTATGTCAGTTCAGAAGGGCGACCGAGTTCGCATACTCGACGGCAGGAACGGTCCCGGCTGGCTTATCGTCGGCGCTGAGGCGACCGTTGATTATCTGCTGCCCGAGTATGGCAAGATCATCTGCGTCCTAGACGAGCCTAGCTGCGGACATACAAGCTGCTGCCTCTATGAATCGCAGGAGGGCGGGCATTGGGAGCGAGCGGCATGAAAAAGTTCATCGTCATCGCGGCCCTGCTGCTCCCCGGCTGCGTAACGACCCGCTACGTCACGGTGCCGTGCGTCGCGAAGAACCAGGCGCTCCCTGCCGAGCCAGAGAAGGTTCACGACAAGCTCACCGGCAAGGCTGACGAGGACGTTAGAACGATCGCCGGCAACAACATCAGGCTCCGCGCTTACGGTGCCGGTTTGAGACAGATCCTCGACGGCTGCACGGAAAAATGAGCACCAAGCCGATCGAGCTCGGAAAGCTGGTATTCACACCGGAAACGGGTCGATTGGAAGTGACATTATCCATAGAGGACTGCCACGCCCTTGCGGTAATGCTTATTCTATCGATTAAAAAGAGGAAGCGGGGTTAGGGCGTCTGCCTTCGGCACCGCGCTACCGATGCTTGCGCACCGAGCCTACTTCGTGTCTCGGCCCTCCGGGTCGGTATCGACTGACGCGAGTTTGTGTCGGAACACTAACTCCCACTTTGGGCCAGTCGGCTCGCCGTATTCCATGTACCAAACGCGGCGAAGGCAAAGCACGGGAAGGTCGTAATCCATACATATGGATAGCGCCCTAGATCCCGCTGCCGGTGTGCCGTGAAAGCGGACGGTCGGTTCTGGAAAGGCATGACCATCGCCACCCTCGCACGATTCAAATGTCTCGACGCCATTTGCCTGAAGGATTTCGACAGCGCGGGCGATGCCGGGATCGATCTCGCCGGGTACGGGCGCGCTCATGCTCCGGACCTTTCCGATTGCTCTATTTCCGCCGCAGAGCGCCCGCGCAGCATTTCGAACATCTCCGGTCCCCACTTCGCCAACGTGATCTCGTCGGCACGTCGCACACAATCAGGGCAGGCAAGGTTCTCGTTTGTCCGCAGGAAGTGCGTTGCATCAGCCCATGCCGAAAAGGCCACGTCCGAAATCTTGCGCAGTTCTTGCCAGATGCGCCCATCGGCACCGTTGCCGTGCTTCGAGTTCATGAAGCCCTGAAGCTCTAGGCAGATTTCGTAGATCGCGTGCATTGCGCGATAGAGCGCAACGTCCTCTGCGCAAGGGACTAGCGGCTTTGCCTGAGACAACGGAGATTGGCTCAGCCCGGAGGGCGCAGGCCCGGTCCCCGAAGGGGATGCGCCATACTCCTGTTCCATAATCTACATCTCCCCTTGTTCAGATATGCCAGACGATACTGGTGGTAACACTCCAAGGATTTTGCCGCGAAGCTCTGCCGCATCATCGACCCCGCCGAGCAGATCAAACGCCTCGTCCAAAAGCTCTCGCAGTAAATCCACATCTCTGGATAGCTGGAGAAGGCGGTCGGCTTGTTCACGGATCAGCTTTTCCTTGCGGCCCGACCCTCGCGGAGCCGGGACGGGTTTCCCGGCGAAGAACGCGGCGTAAGCCTCGCGCAGCCAATCGCGGTGTTCCTGATCGCCATGAGCCGTCACCGCATGAAGCCGCTCTACCAATTCTCGATCATCTTCTTGAGGAAGTGAGGAGAGGGGTGCGGACCTGAGTGCTGCTGCCATTTCCTCGATAGCGTCCGGCAAAGACCGGTTGCGAGCCATGAAAACGAGCTTGCGTGCTCGCTCGATCATATCACCTGAGTTGGGCATTAACTTGCTCCATCATGGTTGGGCGCATCGCCGTTGAGACGCGCGATCTCGGCTTCGATGTCCGGACACCGCTCGAACCATTCGCCGTGCAGGCGAAACTTGGCGAACTGGTAGTGGTAGGCCGTCTCTCGCGTTAAGCCGCCAGACGTTTGGGCAAGGATGCTGAGCCGAACTGGTGAGCCATTCTGCAAATCGACCAGGCGGCGCTTGGGGTCTTTGGCATAGCCGATCTTGACCGGACCATCTTCCCCGCCGACAAAGTAGCAGATAGCCTCATCGGTGAGCTCATCGGCCATTTTGTGGACAGCGGCCAGGTATTCGGCATCGTCCATGCCTTCCGGGCTTATCGATACGACGACCGGCCTGCCTCGCTCATTGACCTCCCAAAAGAGAAGGCGGCGCTTCTGTGCTCCGCGAGTGGTCCGTTGGACCGGCAATGTTTCACCCATGTTCCGCCACTTTCATGGTCCGTTCCACCTCGCTACACACTCCGTAATGCCGCCTAACCGCTCATTCGTAATGATGGGGTCGCGTGTTCGAGTCACGCAAGCGGCACCACGGTAAAATCACTAGATTTCCTAGCATTTTTCGCGTTCCCGCTCAACCACAATCACCGCTCCCTTTTGGCTAGTGGTCCGATAGTGGTCCGAGAGCCAGATAAACGCCTCCGCCCATGCGCGGTCCCAAATCCGGCTAAGTCCTTGCTTTGCCGCCGAAAGACGTGCCGGATCATACTTGGCATAAACAGCCGTAGTCCGGTTGCTCATCTGATGGCCCAGCAACCCCTCAACGTCCGACTGCGGAACGGCCATCGCGCGGAGCTCTGTCGCTATTGTGTGGCGAATCACCTTGGGAACGATTTCAGGTCCGAGGCCGAGCGACTTCCTCATATTCCGCCACCACCGCTTGCGGCTCTTCACCGGCGCGTGCGGAGCCTTTGCCCAAGCTTCTAGCCACGGGTGGAACTGTTCGATCACAGGCACTATGGCATTGCGCTTCTTCGTGCGCGGCCAATCGGGCGGGTGGGTGTCGAGCAGCCGCCTATCGGGGCGATATTGGCGGCCAGGGCCCAGCGCCAGCAAAGCGTCCGGCCTTGCCCCCGTCGCCATCATGGCGAGAATCCAACGCAGCGCGTCGAGGTCGTTCAGCGCATAAGCGATGATCGCTCCGAGCTGCTTCATGCTCAAGGTCACGTCCCTGGGCGGGCTTCTGAGCTCCAGCGCCACCTTCGGCACATGGGGCGCGAAGGGAAGCCGCTGCCTTTTCACGGCATAGTTAAGCGCGGTCTGAACGTCGATCAGGTTCCGCTGGACAGCCTCTCCCGAAACGCCGTTGCTTGTGTGGGAAATTGTCTTGCCAGCCCACGGCGCCTCGTAGCTGTGTGGCCCCAAGCGCCAGTCGGTAAAGCGCTCCCACACGTCCGGCCTCAGGTCTGCCACTACGGCACCAATGCCGATGAGATCCTGCATCAGGAAACCCGTGAAGATCCGAAAGGATGATGCGAAGGCAACGCGGTTGCGGACCTTGGGGCCGCGTTCGTCGTAGAAGCGCTTGAGCACGCCGACAACCAAGGCCTCGTCCGGCTCCTGGTGGCCCTTTGCGCGCTGCTCCTCGACATAGGCGTGGATCGCATCCTTGGCGTCCTCTAGCCGTTCGCGACGAGTGCTAAGGCTGCGCGTTGTCTTTGCGCCCGCGTCATACCAGCAGATTTGCCAGAACGGCGAGCGGCCATCGGGACGCTTGTCGAGCCAGTAATCTCCGACGGTGTATCGTTCGCGGCCCATTTCGCCCTTCTCTCTTCAGCCTCCGCTTCCTGCAACATCTCAAGCACGCCCAAGGCGTCGAGCTCGCGCAGTTCGTCCGCAGAGAAATGCGTCCCGTGCTCGTTGTCGAGCGCCCGGCGCAGTTTGCGAGCGAGAACCTGAGCGCTCATCCCCCCTCGCGCTCCCCCCTTGAGGGCAGAGCTTCGTCGGCATAGTGCTGCATCATGCCCACACGGCTCCCCATCGGCATGTCAGACTTGGCGACCCGCGCGATGTGTTCCAGCGCCTCCCGCATAATCTCGCTGTCTTCGGAGGAGTGAGCTAAGGCGCGCTCATTGAGCTTCCAACCTGTAGCGCCAAAATCGAAGAGATATTCACCGTTCGGAGCTTTCATCTTGCGAAAGTCACGGACAATCTCGCTGGCTTTGGGGTTAGGGGATGCGAGCTGGTCAGCGATGCGCAGAAACCGTGAGGCTGCCCCCATATCAGGAGTTGCGTTCGCCTGTTGCCGAAGCCAGTCCGCATCGGTCACAATCGCCTTGGGTGTTGGAGGGGGTTGGGTCAGCGGCGGCATTGCTCGCACTCCTCCCAATCCAAGACGCCATGTTCGCAGGGACCCATGGCGCGTATCCAGCTTTCGCGCTGAGCGGCCAATTCCTCCGCTTCCAGCTTGGCGCGTTCTTCGGGCGGCATGGCGGCGCGCTGGCGCTCGATCTTGTCGAGCATCGCACGAATTTCGTCGCTCACTGTTCCTGCTCCTTGTTCGATGCGCGGAGAGCGGCTTGCAGACTGAGGCCGAGATCGGTGAGGCAATAGGTGTCCACCATCGCGCCGGGATCGAAGCCGAGCGCGGTGATGCCGTGCTTCACCAAGTTGAAGGCGGCTTGCGACGAATAGCCGCTGTATCGCCTAGTCCGCTTGGGCGTGTCGGACAGCGTGAGCACGCATCGACGCTGCGGTTCTGTCAGTTGCTCGGCAAGCTCCAGCAATGATGGTTTCATCGATCCCTCCTTTGGGCGCATCGCTTCGCGACCGGGCTTGCCGGTGCTGAGGCACCCGAGTCCTTCGGTCTCAGCGCTTCGCGTGGGTGTCCCTGACGCGGTCATGCGGCCATCCTCTTCAGCAATTCGCCCTCGGGCGGGCTTGGCTTGTGGCTGGCGTTGAACTCCTCGAACGAGCACGTCTTGTGCGTTCCCCGGATGATCCACGCCTGAAATAGCTTCAGCTTCTTCCAGTGATCTGGCCTCTCGTGGCGGTAGCGGTCATGCACCATCGGATAGGGCCTGACCCTCCGCTCCATCATCCGAGAGTAGCGGTGCCAGATGCGCTCCCACGTCTCGCGCGGATCGTAGCCGACGAGCATGTAAACCATGAGGTTGTCGGGATTGACGCCTTCCGCTTCGAGTAGATCAACGCCGCGAAAGAACACCCGCTCATCGCCGATGTTGTCCCACGCGGTATAGATGCGACGGGTCTTGAACTGGTCGTCCATGACCCGCATCGAAGCCATCGCCTTGGCCTGCTCGGCATCCAGCAGGCGGACGTTGATCCCCTGGTTGATGCAGACCTTGAAACCGCCGTCGTTGATTGCCTCGACCGTGGCCCGCCATTCGGGATTACCGAAAAAGTCGTTGTCCAGAAGGTGCAGGTGCTTGGGATAGCCGGGGCCGCGCCAGATTTGGGCGATCGTCTGATTGAACCGCGCCTTGCCCTCTTGCTTGGGAACGACGCAGAAGCCGCATTTGAAGCGGCAGCCGCGCATGGCGTAGCCGATGGAGGCGTCGAAGTCGGGATAGCCTGAGTAATCCAGTTCGGTAAATTGCGTCGGCACAATGTCCTCGACCCGGAGCGATGCGTCCCCACCGGACCCGCCGACGATTGCCTGCGGCCATTGCTGGCGAAACAGCGCCGT